ATATTCATGATAACCTAGATAAGTTTAGGTATAGCCTACTCTGTTGTCATAGAAGGTTTGGCAAAACTGTTTTGTGTATTAATCATTTAATCAAAGCAGCGATGACAAGTAAAAATCATCAACCAAGATATGCTTATATAGCTCCGACTTATAGCCAGGCAAAAAAGATAGCTTACGACTACTTAGTACATTTTACAAAAAATATACCTGGTATGAAATATAATCAGACAGAGTTAAGAGCTGATTTTATTAATGGTGCTAGGATCACTCTGTTGTCATCTGAAAATCCAGATAGCTTGAGAGGAATATATTTAGATGGATGTATTATTGATGAGACTGCACAAATTAATTCAGAGCTTATTAACGAAGTAATTACTCCAGCTCTTTCTGACAGAAAAGGTTTTATGACTTTAGTTGGCACACCTAAAGGTATGGCAAATCTGTTTTATGATTATTATCAAAAGGCTCAAGGAGATCCGAATTGGTTTTTGCATATAGCAAAAGCAAGTGAAACAAAGATTGTTGACCAGGATGAATTAGCAGCGGCTTTAGCTGTGATGGGTCCACAGAAATACGAACAAGAATTTGAATGCTCTTTTATCGGCAATATTCAAGGCTCTATTTATGGAGAAGCTATTGCCTCTTTGGAGGACAAAAAGCAGATAACTAGAGTGCCAGTAGATCCAAGCTATCCAGTCAATGTAGCCTGGGATCTTGGCTATAATGATGCAACCAGTTTAATATTTTTTCAGCAAATTGGACACATGATCCATATTGTTGATTTCTATGAGAACAATAATGAGCCTCTGCCTCACTATGCAACAGTTATAAAAGAAAAGGATTATGTAATCGGTCAAAACTATGGACCGCATGATCTTGAACAAACAGAATTTGGATCTGGTAAAACCAGAAGAGAAGTTGCTTATCAAATGGGATTGCGTTTTAAAGTTGCTCCCAGGATGGCAATAGAAGATGGCATACATGCTGTAAAGATGTTGTTACCCAGATGTCTAATCGATGTCGATAACTGCTCAAAATTAATAAATGCTTTAAGGCATTACCATCGTAAGTTTTCTGACAAAGAACGAACTTACAAAATTAAACCAGTTCATGATTGGAGTTCACATGCGTGTGATGCGTTAAGAACTTTAGCAACTGGAATACAAGAAAATAAATTTAACCAAAACAAACGACAGCAAACTGCTGATACAAACTACAAGGTACTTTAATATGGGTTCAATATTTAAACCAAAAATTCCAGCTCCTCCTCCAATCATTATGCCAGAGCCAGAAGAAGCTCCTAATTACGAAGATGAGGAAAGAGATGCTGCTACAAAGCAAGAGATGTTAGATGCTGAAAAAAGAAGAAAAGGCAGAAGATCTACTATCCTTACTGGAACTGGATTGAATGAGATTGAAGATGAAAATATTAATAAAAAAACTTTACTAGGCTAATAATGTTTTCAACAATAACTAAATTTTTTCAGAAGAATAAAAAAAAAGCAGAAGAAGCTTTAGACATTCCAGAGATATTAATTTTAGAAGATATAAATCCAGAAAAAGAAGTTAAAGAAATTAATAAACAAAAAGAAACTAAAGATACAAAATCAACATTAACATTCGGTAAATAATTATGGGTGGACCTAGCGGACCTTCTGGTGGCGGTGGAAATAATAACAAAACTAAATTTGGTTATACAAAACCAAAAAGTACAATCCAAAAAGTTGGAGACTATATTAAAGGTGGTGGAATAGTTGGATCTGTTGTTAGAGGATTTAAAGAAGGTGCAAGAAAATCAAAAGCCAATGTAATGGATTATGAAGGTCAAGCCGCTGGAGTAACTCCAGAGAGAGCTCCTAGAGATGCTAGAACTGGAAGAGATAACGATAATAATAATAATCAAAAATCTATTGAACAACCAAAAGTAGCTTCACAAATGGATAATACTGAAGTGAAGTCCGATTTAATTACAGCTGATAAGACAGCTCCAACAGATGTTGAGATGACTGATGATGAATTACTCTTAAAAAGAAAAAGAGGAAGAAAAACTAAAACAGTTTTAACTTCAGTTACTGGCGACACATCTAAAGCAACATTAAGTAAAAAGACTTTATTAGGAGGTTAATTATGAGCTTATACAGAAATATTAATAAAAGAAAAAAAGCTGGTACTTCAAGATCAAAGAAGAAATCAACTATATCAGCTAAAGCTTACAAAAATATGAAAGCTGGTTTTCCAAATAGCAAAAAGAATAAAGCTAAAAGAAAAAAGAAAAGATAAATGCAATCACAAGAATTTAAAACTTTGGCTAAACAGCTCAAAGACAACCTATCTAGGTTAATGGAAAAAAGATCAAACTGGGAAAGCCATTGGCAAGAAGTAGCAGATTTGATGTTACCTAGAAAAGCAGAGATCACAAAAGAACGAGCAAGAGGCGATAAACGACATACACAGATATTTGATGCAACGGCTGTACATGCTCTAGAACTTTTAGCTGCATCTCTGCATGGTATGTTGACTTCATCTGCCAATAGATGGTTTTCATTAAGATTTAAGGAAACACAATTAAATGAAAGCGATGAAGCGAAAGAGTGGTTAGAAGATGCAACGCAGAGAATGTACGATGTAATTTCTAAATCAAACTTTCAGCAAGAAATTTTTGAATCTTATCATGATTTAATTTGCTTTGGAACTTCATGCTTAATGATTGAAGAAGATCAAGAAGATGTATTAAATTTTTCAGCAAGACATATTAAAGAACTTTATATCCAAGAAAATAAAAAAGGTTTTGTAGATACAGTATATCGAAGATTTAAAATGCCAGCTCAAGCTGCTGTATCAAAATTTGGAATTGAAAATGTATCAAGAGAAATACAAAACACAGTAAATAAAAATCCATTTGATGATGTCGATTTAGTCCATGTTGTAAGACCAAGATTAGATTACGATCCAGATAAAAAAGATAAAAAGAATATGCCATTTCAAAGTATCTATTTTGAATATGGTACTGGTCATATAATTTCATTTGGTGGTTTTTTAGAAAATCCTTATGTTGTTCCAAGATACTTAAAAGCTTCAACAGAAGTTTATGGAAGAAGTCCAGGAATGAACTCACTAGCTGATGTAAAAGTTTTAAATAAAATGGTAGAGAATAGTTTGAAAGCTGCTGCAAAACAGATTGATCCTCCTCTACTCATTCCAGATGATGGAATGTTAGCACCTATTAGAATGTCTCCAGGCAGCATCAATTATTATCGGAGTGGCTCAAGAGATCGTATAGAGCCGCTAAATATTAATGCCAATACTTCAATTACGATTAACAATGAAAATCAAAGAAGAGATGCCATTAATAAAATGTTTCATATCGATCAGTTAGTAGTAACTGAAAATAGAAACATGACAGCGACTGAAGTAATCCAAAGACAAGAAGAGAAGATGAGAATACTTGGTCCAGTATTAGGTAGATTACAATCTGAATTATTATCTCCATTAATAACTAGAGTATTTAATATTCTTTTAAGAAATGGATTGTTTATGCAATCTCCAGATATTCTTCAACAACAAGAATTAAAAATAGAATTTGTATCTCCAATGGCATTAGCTCAAAGAGGACAAGAGCTTCAGTCTTTAATGAGAGGATTAGAAATCTTTGGATCACTTGCTCAAACAATGCCAGTTATGGATTACATTGATGAGAATGGTTTAGTTAAAAACATAATTGATATTTTAGGATTACCAGCAAAAGTTATTAAATCAGATGCTGAAGTAGAACAAATAAGAGCAGACAGAGCTGAACAAGAAGCACAACAAATGGAAATGCAACAACAAATGGCTGAAACTGAAATGGCTAAAAATGCAGCTCCAATGGCTAAAATAGTTCAAGATGGATCACAATAAAGAATTAGAAAAAAAAATAAAACAGCTTAGAGAAGATTACAAAACAGTATTTGGATCAGATCAAGGCAAAAGAGTTTTAGAGGACATCTCAATAAGATGTCATGAGAGTACGACTACTTTCTCAAAAGATAACAGTCATGAGACCGCTTTTTTAGAAGGACAAAGATCAATGCTTCTTTTTATCAAAGCAATTCTAAAATCAAAATAACCAATAGGTATATATGGAAAATCAGACAACTGCACCAGAGGTGCAATCTGAACAAACGACAGATGTTGTTCAGAATAATACTGTAGCAACTGAAGTTGTAAGTAACCAGGAAACAAATTTTAAAGATTTAATTCCTGAAGGTTTCAAAGAAGAAAAAGCTTTGGATAATTTTAACAACATGGAAGATTTCGTAAAAAGTTATCTCCATGCTCAAAAACTTGTTGGAGCTGATAAAATTCCAGTTCCTAATAAGCATTCAACTGATGAGGATTGGAATGAAGTATTTAAA